CATTCTCGGTCAAACTGGTTGATGATAAATTGGTGGCTGGCCTTGAATAGTTGTCCACATAGTTATCCACAGAAACCTGTGGAGCAATCAACACTCCGGACTCAATCCTTGACAAAATGTCAGGATCCATCGCTATACTTGAAAGATAATATCTTGAAAATAAAGATAGATAAAAAGAAAATAAATATAAAAAACTTATTGGGCATATCTCTGTCAATTGTGATCTTGACGTTATCCACAACCATTGAAGCAAAAGCAGCAACACAAACTGATTTGCTTAAGCTCTATGCACATTCAAGGCTATTGGATTTCAAAGAATTTCAATGCTTTGACAAGCTCATCACTAAGGAATCTCAGTGGTCATATCTAGCTCATAATGGATCGCACTACGGATTAGGACAGATGAGATCCAAGCATTATCGAGATTTAGATCCATTCAGACAGATAGATGCTTCAATCAAATACATCACAAAACGTTATCAAACGCCGTGCAACGCGTGGGCATTTCATCAGAAAAGAAACTTCTACTAATGGCCAGCCAATCAGCAAGAGCCAATGGTGGCACACGTGCCTGGTCAAAGATACGAGCAAGGATCCTGATACGTGATGGCTATTGTTGCCAATACTGCGGATCTGAAAATGCCACTACAGTCGACCACGTGATTCCAATCAGCAAAGGCGGAACAGATGATCCGGATAACCTTGTAGCAGCTTGCACTCGATGCAATTATTCAAAAGGCAACCGAACAGGCGCGTTTTTTGGACAAGGCAGGACACCTCTGACTCTTCCTTTTCTGTTTTCACCTGAACAAGAGAGCACAAGTTATGAATAAGGCTGAACAGGGTCAAACAAGGGCTTTGCAGGTCGTTACAGGCTTGAATAGGGACGATCAGGGAATTGAACCTGTACCAGAGCGCTTAATCGGCTCAGGAACGCCAAGAATCCACTCTAGGCTGAACGATTTGCCGTCAAAAGGTTTTGAAGTCATTGACTTTGCCGCATCGATTGGTATTGAGTTGATGCCGTGGCAAAAATTTGTATTCGAGCACGCGTTAAAAATCAAGCCGGATGGGAGATGGCACGCTCCTCTGGTCGTAATCGTCGCAGCCAGACAAAACGGAAAATCTACGATTATGGAGATGTCGATCTTGGCTCGGCTTTTCCTATGGGAAGAATCCTTGCAACTCGGATCAGCTCACGTGCTTACAACATCGCTTGAGACGTTTCGCCACGTGGTCAGCATTATTGAAAACAATCCAGCGCTGGCCAAGCAAGTCAAGAAAATCCGATGGGCGCACGGATCCGAAGAAATCGAATTAATTTCCGGTGCTCGTTACGTGGTTAAGGCAGCAAATGCGGCAGCTCGTGGATTTGCCAAGCCGGAGACTGTCTATATGGATGAGACGCGTCAGTTAAAAGACACTGAAGCTTGGTCAGCGATGCGCTATACGATGATGGCGGCTAAAAATCCTCAGCTGTGGACATTTTCCAATGCCGGAGACCAACACAGCCTAATTCTTAATCAGCTGCGCGAGCGCGGTATGGCATCGGCGGCCGGTGGTAATGACGACATTGCCTATTTCGAATGGTCAGCCTTTTCAGACAAGATCGAGGATGAACGCAATTGGGTCGCAAGTAATCCAGCACTTGGCCACACGATTCACGAAGATAACATCCGCGCCGTGCTTAACGATCCGCCAGATGTAGTCCAGACCGAAGTTTTATGTCGTTGGGTCAATACGATCTCCGGAGCCATTCCTGTCAAAGAATGGGAAGAATGTGGATCTGATGAAATTATCCTGGATACGGATAAGGTCACTTGGTTCGGTCTTGATTTAAGTCCGGATCGAAGAGATGGGGCGCTCGTTGCTGCCCAGAAAAATCCTGACGATACTTTCAACATCAAACTATTGCACACTTGGCATAATCCGATCTCGTTGGACGATAAAGCTATCGCCAACGACATTGCGCCTTATGCCCGAAAATATCCACTGGAATATGTTGCTTTTAGCAAAAGAACAAGCTCTGCCGTAGCTGCAAGATTACAGCCAGCAGGAATTCCAGTCATTGACATTGATGGGGCGCTATATGGCCAGAGCTGTGATGAATTGCTGGGAGCAATTACCTCAAAAAGATTGATTCACGGAAAACAGACAGAATTATCCAAGCAAATATTATCGGCCGTTCGATTACCAATGGGCGATGGCGGCTGGATCATCGGTCGGCGCGCCTCAAGTGTTGCAGTGTGCGCTGCGGTGGCTTCAGCTCTTGCGACACACTTTGCGACACGCCCAGAGATGGAGATTGATATTTTGGTCGGCTAGATGTATAGGACACCTTTAGACTTCGGGCTATGGGACTATTTTCACGCAACATCACGACCTCGGATCCGTCACCGACCTATGATGTTTCAGCATCTCTAGCTCCTACAAACACCACAGATTCAATTTATAATTTTTACGGAATTACTGGCATTACTGCATCACGTGCGGAATTTATGTCAGTGCCAACGTGCGCTCGCGCTCGTAACATCATCACTTCAAGCGTTGCATCGATTCCGTTAAAGGTTCGCGTCAAGGCCGATGGTACCGAAGTAGAAACGCCGCCGAAGTGCATCAATCAACCGGATCCACGTGTTCCAGGATCTAGCACTTATGCCTGGCTTTGTGAGGATTTATTGTTATTTGGTTACGGCTATTTAAGAATCACGGAAATTTACGCCGACACATATCGCATTCGTGCAGCTGAAAGAATTTCGCCAACTCGCGTCGGAATTATTACAAATGCACGCGGAACAGAGATTGAGTATTACACAGTAGACAACATTCCTGTTCCTGATTCTGGTGTTGGAGCTTTAGCCGTTTTTTACGGGAATGATGAAGGAATTTTGAATCGTGCTGGTCGTACGATCAAAGCCGGAGCAGAATTAGAACGTGCCGCCGTTATGTATGCACGCGAGCCAGTTCCGACTATGGTTTTGAAATCAAACGGCACAGCATTACCAGCTGATCGCATTGCAAAGCTTCTTGAATCTTGGGGCAGCGCTCGACGTAATCGTTCAACTGCTTTTTTGAATGCTGATGTTGAATTGCAAGCTTTAGGATTTGATCCAGAGAAATTGCAGTTAAATCAGGCCAGATCTTACGTTGCAACTGAACTTGCTAGAGCTTGCGGCATTCCGGCTTATTACGTCGATGCTGAAACTGGATCCAGTATGACGTATTCAAACGCTGCGCTTTCGCGTCAAAGTCTTGTCGATTTCTCTTTGAGAAATGTTATGACCAGCATTGAAGAACGTCTTTCGATGACTGGAATGCCGAATGATTTCGTTCCTGCATCTCAGGAAGTTAAATTTGATCTTGATGATTATTTACGTGGATCAGCAAAAGAACGTGCTGAAGTCTACAAATTACTTTATGAAATTGGCGCAATTACGACAGAAGAAATCCGACGAGAAGAGGATATGATCTCATGAAAGAAACAAAGCCAACTCCGATGAATCTTGACTTTTCAATCAAAGTCACGGCAACGGATTTTCCAAAGCGAGAAATCTCCGGACGCATCGTCACTTGGAACGAAACTGGATCAACATCAGCTGGAGCGACTTCATTTAAGCCTGGCTCAATTACTTTTGGCAATACAACGAAATTACTACTTGAGCATCGCCGTGAAGCACCAATTGGATTTTTGAAATCCTACAAAGTCACCGATGAAGGCATCGATGCGACATTTGCTATTGGAAACACAACCGCTGGAAACGATAGCCTTGTCGAAGCATCATCAGGATTGCGTGACGGATTTAGCGTTGGAGTTCTTGCTGAAAAATACAAGAATGTTGATGGCGTTTTAGTAATTAGCGCAAGCGCGCTGAAAGAAGTCTCACTTGTCACAGATCCAGCAATTGCGAGCGCGAAAGTAGCCGTCGCAGCTAGTGAGCCAGAAGATTCTGAATCAGAAGCATCAGCCGAAGAAGCAGAAACAACCACACCAACAACACAAGGAGAAAACGAAATGGAATCAACTCCAGCCGTTCCCGAAGCAGCAGCCGAAGCGGTTGAGGCTTCCAAAGTCGTAACTGCAACAGAGACACCACGTCCGTTGTATTTCACAACACCACGTTCACCAATTCAGACACCAGGCGCGTACCTTGAGCACACAATCAAGGCAAAGATGGGAAATGAAGATTCACGTCAGTATGTAGCTGCCGCAGATGATTCATTCTCAACAAATCCAGCGTTCTCACCAGTTTCTTACATTCGCGACGTTGCAACAAACACAACATTGGTTCGTCCAACTATTGAAGCTTGCGGCGGCACACGTCCACTTAATTCATATGGAATGACAGTTTCAATTCCAAAGATCACTGCAAATTCAACAGTTGCAACTGTTGCAGAAGGCGGAGATCCAACTGGTACAACTCAGATCACTTCAGCTTATGTAAATGCGACAGTGATCAAAAAGGCGGGTTTTCAACGCTACTCAGTTGAGCTCCTCGACCGGTCAGATCCGAGCTTTTATGAAATTATGCTCCAAAATCTCCGGGAAGCTTACGCTCAAGCAACTGACGAATATGTAATTTCACAAATCGTTGCTAACGGAACACAGGCATCAACTACAGCTGCTTCATCAGCAGGAATCATCTCATTCGTATCAACAGAAGCTGCGGCTGCTTATAACGCTACAAAGCGCACAGCAACAGCGTATGTTGCAGGAACTTCGCAATGGTCACTCTTGATGGGTGCAACTGATTCAACTGGCCGTCCAATTTATAACGCTCAGCCATTGACTCAGAATGCGGGTGGAACTGCAAATCCAACTTCAATCCGTGGAAACGTTTTGGGCTTGGATCTTTATGTTGATTCAAATATGGTTTCAACAACAATTGATGATTCAGCATTCATCATCGAACCACGTTCGATTGAAATTTTTGAATCTCCTGCGCTAACACTTTCAGCCAATGTCCCAACATCTGGCGAAATTGAATTGATGCTATATGGATACGTTGCAGCTGGTGTCACTTTTGCCGGTGGTCTCCGTCGCTTCAATCTAACCTGATCCAACTAATCATCGGCTAGGTGCGCTCCCGTATCTAGCCGAGCCGAATACGAAAGGACGACGAAATGCCATCAATCATAACTGCATCGCAACTGCGGACAGTCTTGGGCGTTTCGTCGTCCTTGTATTCA